AAACAGGACTTTTGTGTTCAAAGTATTTATTAAATATTTTATAGCTATCGAATTTTCAATGGGGAGTAAAAAAACTTCATCAGGTTTTAGATATGTTTCAGCCATTTCTTTACCAGTTGCAGTAATGGTAGAGCATATTACAGCATAATCCGGATATTTCTTTCTTACTTCGTTCACCAATGGTTTAATGCTTCTTACCTCTCCAACACTGGCACAGTGAAACCAAACAGATTTGGTATATTCGCTTTTTTTAAGCTTAATAAATCCAAAGCGTTCAAAATAACTGCTCTGTTCCCCCCTTTTGTAGGCAAATATATATCCAATAGGCAGAGCAATAGGTATTAAAGAGTATATTAGAATATTATATAAAATCTTTAAAATGAGCACGCGTTAACTCCAGCATTTTTTGTCTTACTGTATTTATTTCTTCGCTGCTAACTTTGCTATCGGAACCGTTATAAAAAGAAAGACCTTCTCCATAATAAATATAAATTTTGCTAAAAGGTATGTGCAAAATAAAATTGTCCCAGCTATTAAATTTTTTATAATTAAAAACTCTTTAACTGGCGGTCGAGCGGCCACCATTAAACAAGGCACAGGCGCAACTGTTTCAATACCCGCTGGCACATCAGACATTGTTTTTTGTGACGGAGCAGGATCGGGCGCTGCGGTTACTGGTCTTGCAACCTCTTTTAATGTTGGTAGTAGTGCAGAAGTTGCAGGCACCGCTACCGCTCTAGCCATAGCTTTAGGATAGGAGTAAAAAATGGCAAATGATGCTTCCGTAACAATACAGGCAACAGTTCTGCCAGATGAAATTGCTAAAACTTTTTCCGGCACTATGACTGTTACCCCAGCAGACGCAAACGATAAATGGTATTACAAAAAGACCAGTGTTTCCAATTCAAGCACTGACTTGATGGCGGGTAGTTACACAGATTACACCGCTGTGGATGATGACACTGCACTTACCGCAGTGGCTACAGGTGATAAGGTAAAGTTCTTGTTCATTAAGAATATAGATGCAAACAGTCGCAGTATTTATATCGTATTAGACGCAGGCACGGCCTCATCTAGTGCAACAGATGGTATTACCATAGGTCCAAACGAGGCTTTCGCCGCTAGATTGCCCAATACAACTGTAGCCGATATACATGCTATATCATCTGCGGCAACCGCTGAAGTCATTGTGTGTGCTTTACTAGATGACGTAGCATAGGAGTAGAACATGGCTAATACCTTTAAAAATAAGGTGTTTGACGGTGGTAACGCTAGTGCCAATTCGGACATGATCGTTTATACCACGCCAAGTTCTACAACTACTGTTGTTATTGGTCTGACACTGGCAAACACTTCAACTGCTCAAATCACTGTAGACATTAAGTTAAACGCAAACGGTATAGTGTTTTTAGCTAAGAACATTCCAATACCAGCGGCGTCTAGTTTTGAATACATGGCAGGAAACAAAATCGTTATGGAAACAGGCCACAGCTTGATTCTGCAATCGGATACTGCGAATAGTCTGGATACAGTAGCGAGTATAATGGAGATCACCTAATGCCGTATTATGGGAATAATCCTGCTAAGATTTTTGAAAGCACCCCTGTTGTACAACGCTTTAATGGTGACGGCAGTGATACAACTTTTACTTTAACTACGACAGTTTCTTCAGTTCAAGATGTACTTGTTTCTGTAGATGGAGTGGTTCAAGATAGCAATGCTTACACTATTCCTGACGGTACTACGCTAACTTTTACTGCCGCGCCTTCTTCTGGTACAGGCAATATCTTTGTAAATTACTTATCTCCTCAAGTAGGCACTGTCACACCAGCCGCTGAAAACAAAGGTAACTTTAAAGGCGGCGGTTTGTTTCGTACCAACGCACAATCCCTTACATCTGACATTACCATCTTAGCCACAGAGAACGCCAACGTGACAGGGCCGTTTACCGTGGCTAGTGGTGTTACATTAACCGTTGAAAGCGGTGGGACATTGGTGACGCTATGAGTACATTAAAGGCAGATACCATTCAGAGTACAGGCGGTGGGGCGGCTACGCTGACTAAGCAAGAAGCTACAAAACATTGGGTAAACTATGATGCTGTAGATTCAACAACGGATGGGTCATTAAATCAAAGCAGTTTAACTGACCACTCAACAGGTGAGTTTAGTTCTGCTTTTACGAACAATTTTAGTTCAGCAACAAACAAATGTCATTTAGCGTCTTGTTTAAATTCTTCTAATGGCGGCGATGGCAGAACTTCTGACGTAGGTAGAGGTGGTGTAATATCAAATCTTGGACATACTGTAGACGATTCAACAAATAATCCGTTGTCCACGTCACAAATTCAGTTTTATACGGGTTATGGCTCATCTGCTGCTAACGATGGTGCAGTATATGATGTAAGTGGTAGCTATTGCACATCCATAGGAGACCTAGCATGAGTGAGATACTAGTAAACAAACTCACTGGCACAAGCACCGCTGGGTCTATCCTTGTAACAGGTGAAGGTAATAGCACGACCACTAACTTGCAGCAGGGTTTGGCGAAGGCATGGGCTAACATTGATGGGTCTGGCACAGTGTCTATTCGTGACAGCCTAAACACCAGCGGCCTGACAGACGAGGGTACAGGAGATTACACAACAGCTTTTTCTACATCTTTTGGAAACGAAAATTATTCTTTTACTTACTGTGGTGGACAAAGCGGTGCAGAAACCACTTATCAAATGGATACAGCTACAATGGTTGTAGGAACTCATAGAGTGCAATTAAAAAATGGCGCGGGTTCAGCTACAGACCGTGACTACATTTGCGGCACATTCCACGGAGACCTCGCATAATGGCACTAGGAAAAATCAAAGCAGATACCCTAGAACACAGCACCGCTGGGTCACTTGATACAAGTTACGTTGTTAATGGTAGTGCGAAGGTGTATTTTCATTTCAATATGTCAACAGCTTCCATACAAGACAGTCTAAACGCATCCAGTGTTACGGACAGTTCTGCTGGAACTTTTTTGATGAACGTATCTAGTGCTATGACGGATTCTGAATACGCAACATTAAGCGCATCTGGTGACAATGCAACACACAACGCATCTGCTGATACAAATCAACCCACGTCATCAAGTCAGTATCGTCACAATCACTTTGAAAACAATGCTGCTACTGATGTCGCCAACGTCAGCAATTCTGTATTGGGAGACCTCGCATAATGAACACACCAGAGTTTCAAGGCACACACCTATTTGACCGCCTATGCTGGGCTAAAGAAAACCTAGACGGTGTACAGTCAGACTATCGTGTAGTGTACGAGGACAGCATTGATGAATGCGCTAAGATACTTGTACCTGACCCTAACTGGATGGCTTGCGCGTTACAGGGCGGCATCCTACCACCAGTACAAGTATATTGGGAACTAGCTAAAGATGAAGCAAAGCCTGACTTTGTAAAGCATACCAGAGGACACTTGCTACACAACACTGAGCCTGTTGAGGCTATGACCGAAGAACAGGCTATTGAGTATTTGATTATGAAGGATTGCCCACAACATGTGTGGCGAGACTATGATAGCGGCAATAAGCCAAAACTGGTAATATGCCGTAAGGAACAGCTTCCAGCGACTCGTGAGTGGCGCAATGCTTGGAAGATAAGTGAAGACCTAGCCACTGATGAAACCGTAGCCGCATAGGAGAAACCTCATGGCAACAACATATATCGTAGACAAGGACGGTAACCAGATTGATGCTTCAACTGCTACCGTTCCATCAGACCGCCACTTTCGTGGTGCATGGTCATTGTCAGGCTCTGTTATTTCAGAGGACATGACAGCCGCCAAAGCAATCTTCAAGGACAAAATCCGTGAGGTTCGCGCACCACTGCTTGATGCAGAGGACGTAGTGTACATGAAAGCACTAGAAGCTGATGACGCAGATGCAAAGGCAGCATCAGTAACTAAAAAAGCTGCCCTGCGTGATGCACCAGCAGCATCTGCTATTAATAGTGCTTCAGATATTGCAGCATTGAAGGCAGCTTGGGATACAAGCGTACTTGGCGATAGCCCTTACGCATAAGGAGATAGGTTATGGCACTAACACAGATTGTAAAGGATGGCTTGGGTGCAAGCCTGACAGCTACGTCTGAAGGCGGTGCTGTAACCACTTCTGTCCAGCAGGGGTTAGCGAAGGCTTGGATTACATTTTCAGGAGATGGTTCAACTATTCGTGACAGCAGTAATATTGCTTCACTGGTCGATGATGGAACTGGGATATACTCCTACAACTTTACTTCAAGTATGGGTAACACACATTACACTAGCAGTTCATCAGCATCCTATACAAACGACACCAATAATTACGAAACATACTTAGCTATTAGATATACCAATAATCTATCTTCAACACGAACCACGGGTCAAAACAATATTGGGTTTTGGGAAACTGCTTTTGCAGACCCCGCCAATGATGCTTGCAGTTCAATTCTGGGAGACCTCGCCTGATGCCATACATAGGTAAATCCCCATCAGTAGGAGTTCGCAATCGCTTTATATATCAAGCGACAGCAGGACAGACTAGCTTCTCTGGCAGTGATGCTGACTCTAAGGTACTTACCTATCAAGATGGCTTATACCTAGATGTGTATCAAAATGGTGTCTTACTTAAACCCGGAACAGATTATACAGCCACGACAGGTACAACAGTTGTACTGGTCACAGGGGCAAGCCTCAATGACGTAGTTGAGATGGTATCATATGATGTGTTTTCTGTGGCAAACAGCTACACAAAAACAGACTCAGATACACGCTATCCGTTCAAGGGTAACAACTCAATTATCCGGCTTAACGGTCAAACGATCAGTGCGGACATTACAATCGACAGCGATGAGAATGGCGTATCAGGTGGGCCTATCACACAGGACAATGCTACCGTCACTGTTAACGGATATTGGAGTATCGTATGACCAGTGTATTGAATGTAGATAGCATTGCGGCAAAGGACGGTACGTCACCTGTTGAGTTGACTAAACAGAGTGCGGCGAAGGTTTTTGCGACAATAGACGGAACAGGCACTATTGCTTTGTTAAAAAGTCTAAACGTAAGTTCTTTGACTGATGATGGCACAGGGCAATATGACACCAACTTTACAAACAGTTTTTCTGACATAGTTTACACGCCTCTTGGTAATGCAAAAGAAAACACAACTTCTTCAAGAAATTCTGACGTAGACAGGGCATTTCAGTCTTGCCGTAGACCACACACAACATCAACTTGTGAATGGTTTGCTATGACGTTTGCTGGTGCAGATTCAGATGTAGAAGAAGCATACGCACTTATTTTTGGAGACCTCGCATAATGGCTAGTATTCTTAAAGTAGATACACTAACAGGTGTAACCACCGCTGGCTCTATTAGCGTTACTGGCGAGGGCAACTCAACCACGACTAATCTTCAGCAGGGGTTGGCGAAGGCACATGCCTCACTAGATGGTGCTACTACGCCTTCTCTTTTTGGGTCGTTTAACATTTCTGGTATTACCGATAGTGCTGTGGGAGATACGCTTTATAATTTCTCATCAGCAATGAATGATGCAGTTTACAGTATAGCGGGTTCAAGCAATGATGCCGGTGCCACTGTTGTTCACGTTTCAAATTCCACAACTCAGTTTAGAACAGTCCAACGACTAGATGGCGATGGAAGCACTGCGAGTGATACAAATAACAGCAGTGCAATATTTGGAGACCTAGCATAATGGCAAGCGAACTTAGAGTAAACACCCTGAAGGATGCCAGCGGTAATAACAGCATTGCTACTAGCGTTGTGGCGAGTGGTAGTGCGAAGGCATGGTGTAAATTTGGTCCTGATGCACAGCCTGACGACAGTTTCAACATTGCCTCTGGAACAGATGTAGCGGTGGGGCAATACAGATTTGCAAAAACAAATGCAATGTCTACAACTAATTATGCTGTAACCGCATCTTCTGGCAAAGCCATTAACGGCTTTAACACCGGAGATAATAGCAACGCTATAGAAAGTACAGCAAATCATACACAATCAAAATATGACACCGCTAGCGCTGCTTTTGTAGACTATAACGCAGATGGCTATGGTATGCACGCAATACACGGAGACCTCGCATGAGTAAAGCAGCAGAATTAGCCGCGCTGATTGGTTCGCAGACAGCGCAAACAGGCAAAAATATGGCTTATAATGGTGCGATGAATATAGCGCAGCGCAGCACCTCAGTAACAGATATAGGTGCAAGTTCTGGATATTTTACTGTTGATAGATTTAAATTAGCCCCAAACGGTACAGCGGGTCGTTTAACAATGACGCAAACAGCAGATGGTCCTAGTGGCTTTGCTAATTGTTTAAAACTTGATTGCACAACAGCAGACACATCTATAGCTGCTGCCGAATTTCTTATACTATCTCAGTATTTTGAAGGACAGGATTTACAAAGATTAAAAAAGGGAACATCAGAGGCTGAGTCAGTAACTCTATCTTTTTATGTAAAAGGTAATGCAGCGGCAACATACACAGTCGAACTATATGATGCAGATAATAATAGAAGTATTAGCCAAAGATTTTCTGTCACAACTTCTTGGAGTCGTGTGTCCTTAACTTATGTGGGAGATACTACTGGAGCGTTAGATGATGACAACGCTGCTAGTCTTATTGTTAATATATGGTTACACGCTGGGTCAGATTATACTAGCGGAACACAAAACACTGTTTGGCAAACTTTAGCAGGGACTGAACGTGCAAATTCTAGCGATACCTCTTTCTTTGACAGCACAAACCGCACATTTTTTATGACAGGCGTACAGCTTGAAATCGGAGATGTAGCCACGCCGTTTGAACACCGCAGCTTTGGCGATGAATTGGCTAAGTGTCAGAGGTATTATTACCAAACTTTGACAGGGGCGGCGTATCAGCGTCACGGTCTTGGAACTGCTATTAATACCAGTTCAGTTGATATGCCATACAGACTCCCTCAAACAATGAGAACGACGCCATCAACTACGAAAAGCGGCTCTATGTCTATAGAAGGCAACACAACCAAATCAGTTTCGGCGGTAGAACTTTCAACAAGTGGTTCAAGTGCAGATGTAGTTCGCTATTTAATAACTTGCGCTACTTCATTAACTGTTGGATACGCGTATTATTTTATGAATGGTAACGATGCAGATGCCTATATTAATTTTGATGCGGAGTTATAAGAAATGATTATTACAAACGCACAATACTACTTAAATCACATAGACAATAGCAACGATGGCATCAAAACCACCATTGACGGTGTTGAAATTTCAGTACCCCTTGACCCAGCCAACCGACACTACGCAGAAATTATGCGCCAAGTAGCGGCTGGCGAACTAACCATTGCAGATGCGGAT